TTCCTAGAAGTCAAATATTACTCGTACCCACACACGAGGTTGCTAACAAAGAAAGGGTTAACTTACGCTTGCGTAAGGATGATATTAAAGATTTATCTGGTGGAAATATTAGTTTAGAAATTACACCAGCTAGGGTGTATAATTTCCCGGGCAAAGATATCTCAGCTGTATATCATTCTAGATACCCTGATAAGCAAGATCTAACTCACTTATTTCCTTGTGAGATCCCTCAGGATCGTAACCCCACTAAATGGGTTACAAGAAAACAATCCGGATCAGTATTACTTGGTACGGCACGCCGTAATGGTATTGCATCTAAAGTAAATACTGATAAAACTTCGTTTTATGATTCTACTATTGTTACTTACAAAGATGAAACAGCCGGAGGTGATTGTATGAAAGTACATATCGCAGATGTTAGAAGCGGTAGCCACATTGTTGGTTTCCATCTTGCAGGTAAGAATTATTCAGGCTATTTGTCTACTCTTACAAAGAGTGATTTGGAAGAATGTTACGCATTTTTTGATGCGCAGCCTTCTACTCGCCTGTCTGCCACCATGGGAGATATGAAAACTCAGTTATACGATAAAGACTTTACTCCCCAACAACCCAAGAATAAAAAGTCTACTATTAATTATTTAACCGATGCTGAGATTAATTATTACGGAGACCTTCCCGCTTTTGTCACTAGACCCAAAAGTAGTGTTGTGAAAAGTCCGATTTCTGACTCCGTAGCGTCACATTGTGGTGTGGAAAATAAACACGGAAAACCGGCAAATTGTAGGAAAGATGAGACTAAGGTCCCTTCACAAGCCCCTTACAACAAATACTATCGTGGCGCAGGTAAAGCCACACAAGAATTCCCACTTGAAGTTCTTGAAATTGCTCAGAATGATTATTTGGATGATTGCACATCTAATAAGAAAATGATGGCAGATCTCGTTACTTTACGTCCCTTGACGGAAGTCGAGACTATTTCAGGACAAGATGGAGTTAAATTTGTAGATAGTATGAAAATGTCCACCTCGAAGGGCTTTCCCTTGACTGGGAGCAAAGAGGAAATCATATCACATTTGGACCCCGAGGAATATGAGAATATTTCAGATCCTCGTATATTTGATGATATGTTTATGGATGATTGGAGGAAAGCTCGCCAATTATATTTGGCAGGTCTAAGAGCTTATCCAGTGTTTAAGGCGTGTACTAAAGATGAGCCTACAAAGCTCTCTAAGGACAAAGTACGTGTATTTCAAAGCGCCCCATTGACTCTTCAGTGCATGATCAGGCAATACTTTCTGCCAATTGCGGCATGTATGTCCCGTAATCCAATTACGACTGAATGTGCGGTTGGAATTAATTTTTAAGGACCGCAATGGAATAAGTTAATGAAACATCTCTCGAAGTTTGGAAAAGAGAGAATGGTTGCTGGGGATTTTAAAGCCTACGATCAACATATGTCTTCCACTATGACATCAATCGCATTCTCCACTATGATTGAACTAGCCAAGCATTGCGAAGGCTATACTGCAGAAGACATCAAGATTATGTCCAATCTTGTTGCAGATGTCGTACATCCTATGATGTGCGTCAACGGAGATCTCGTAGAATTACTTGGATCTAACCCATCAGGTCAAAACCTTACGGTTTATATTAATTCTATCGTCAATTCCCTCTATCAGAGATGTGTATTTTACACTATTTATCCTCCTGGTAGTTTAGAGACTACTAAGTTCCAAGATTATGTAGCTCTTATGACTTACGGTGACGACAATGAAATGTCTGTCTCCGTTAAGGCTCCTTTGTATAATCATACTCGTATGATGGAAGTGTATGCCTCCCAAGGCATTGAGTACACTATGGCAGATAAGGATGCTGAATCAGTTCCATATATTACATTAGAGAAAGCTGATTTTTTGAAGCGTGCGACTATCTTCCGCCCAGAATACTCTGACCCATCTACTGGGGAAAAAGGTATGTATCTTGCAAAGCTCAGTGAAGAATCTATTTTCAAGAGCTTACATTGCAATATGTTATCAAAGGTTGTGTCTAAAGAGGAAATTGCTCGCCAATGTTTGGATGGAGCACTTCGCGAGTTATGGTTTCATGGTAGGGAACATTTTGAAATGCGCCATGGACAGTTTAAAAGGATTGTTGCCGACCATGAATGGCAACATGTTATCTCACCAAATTTCTACAAGACGTTTGATGAACGTGAGGAAGAATGGTTGGAGAAATACAACTTGGTACGCACCGGTATTGAATGAAGTTTTGGAAACTTGTGTTTAAATCCCTCAGACCGCCGACGTCATTAAAAGCCTGGCGCTAGCAGCATCTAGTAGTTATCCAAGTGGAAATGTGC